CGTGTTTGATCAAAGAAAGCCAATCTCATGTGTTTAAAGCAGAGATTCCCTCGCGCGTTAGCTGTATCTAATACAGTCGCACTGACTACGCGCAGTAGCACTCCTGAACAGGAGTACAACCGCTCGTTGTCCGATTCGACGGTTGTGACCATCCCCAATCGGACAAACTCCTTGTTGCGTGGACTAGACCTTATCTTGGATCATCATCGGGCCTCTCTTGAGGTCAGACGGTGTCTCCATGACCAGGTCCGGTCCTACCTAGATTCTTCGTTGAACGAGGTGGTCTGGGTTAAGAATGCCAAATGGATTCTAGCCTACCCTCTCGCGAAGTATCTTCGTAACGCAATTCCTTCCCTTCCGCCAGCGGGGGCTTTCGCCCCGACTGGTCCCCTCCGAGCTTGGATGCGGCAACGACTTGTTTCTTTCTGTCGTCGTAACACCCATCTCTGGTATAGTTGGTTTCAGGCAAAACGTTCTTGCTTGCCTGCCTCCGATGAGTTCATCGAGGACGTTTATCGTGACCACTTTACCTCTCTCTCGTGTGATGATCCTGGTGTGAGCCTGACTATCGATAAGATCTTCTCTGATCCGACTTTTCAATCCGTTTTGGATAAAGTTGCAGAGGATCTTTCTCGACCTATGTCTCGTCACTACCTTGATTTCTCCGCGAGCTCTAGTGCTTCTTTCGAGTCTACCCGGGCAACTGGTGGACAGCATGGAGAACTCCGACGTTTGTCTGGAATTTCTCCGCTTGCTGGTACCGAGTTGTCCCGGATGGCCTGGTTCCCCGTAGTTCATTGTTCTCGTCGATTGACGAATGTTTCTTGGGAATTCTCCCGCCCTGAGGGAGAGGAGCACTGGTTTCTTCTACACTATTGTCGACATATTCTCCCGATGCCCCTTAATTGTACGATTCAAGGAGTGATTGAACCCCTTAAGGTTCGTGTCATCTCTAAGGGTGAGAGTTTACCATATTATCAAGCCAGACCCCTTCAGCGAGCCCTTCACGATTCTCTTCGTGGAATGGATTGCTTTAGGCTTATTGGCCGGCCTTTGAGTCCAGATGATGCCCTCGATTTGAGGGATTCAGCCTGCGACACTTGGCAATGGTTGAGTATCGACTATAGTGCTGCTACTGATGGTTTGTCTTGGAAGTACAGCTCGAGGATCCTTGAATCCGTTTTGCGCTATCTACCTATCAGTCAGCAGTGCCTCGCTAGAGACGTACTCGGGCCTCACCGTCTTCACTATCCAGTGAACGGTAGGCCCGTCTACCGAGGCAATCAGCGGAACGGTCAGCTTATGGGCTCCGTTCTGTCCTTCCCGATACTATGTCTTGCTAATCTTGGCGTCTACCTCCTCAACTCTCAGGGTTTTACCCAGGGTTGGAGTGATCAAAGGCGTCTACGCCACGTTCTTGTGAACGGGGATGACATGGTTTACGCGGCACCAAAAGCCTCTTTCGACAGTCATGTCAGGATCTCTGACGATGTCGGGCTTAAGATGTCCGTGGGTAAGGCATACTGCCATAATGAGTATTTTAATGTGAACTCGACTAGTGTCCACTTGAAAATCTCT